AGCAGCCGCTGAGCGGCCTGCGCCAGCAACGGAGCAAGCTGCGCCTCGACGCGCGGGTCCATGTTGACGTCGTCGCCCGCTTCGTCCTTCTGCGGGGGCAGCGCCATGCCGAGCTGCTGCTCGATCTGCTTGCGGTACTCGAACCCGAGGTGCTCGTTGATGTGCGCCATCATGGCTGATTGCAACTGCTGCGCCATGGGGTTGTTCTGCAAGAGCGCCATGATCTTGGGGTCCTGCATCGCCGACATGTGCACCATGATGTGCGCTTGATGATCCTGATACATGAACGCCTTCACAGGCTTCATCATCAGCACGTTTTGGTTCTCTGACACAGGATCGGTCGGCTTCTGATCCTCTTCCATAGGGACCAGTTTGTTCGCATCCTTGATGCCCAACACGTCGAGCATCTGCCGGTGCAACAGCGGCATGTTGTACAACTGCGGGTTGGCCTGCGCCAACTGGAACACAGCTTGGTACTGCACGATCTTCTGCGCCATCGTCGAGGCGTTCGGATCGCTTACCGGGATCACATCGACGTCGTCGTAGTCAGACTTCTTGGCCTTGCGGTCACCCTCACCCGGCTCGTAGTCGTACTCCTCGGGCGTGTAGTCGCGGATGATGTCGCGCAGCAGGTCAAGCTCCTGCTTCATCGAGTAGTGGATGCGAGCCTGCACTGCGGACATCGTCTTGAGCGTGCGCTCAAGGATGGCCAGTGTCGTGCCCACCGGAGCCTGGGCCGACATGTCGCTGATCTGGAGATCAGCCGTGTTGGCAAAGCGCCGACCTTCCTCGATGATCCTGTCCATGAGGCCCGCCAGCGTCTGGCTGGGCTCCTTGTACGGCAGGGGCAGCAGGTTGTCGCGGATCGCGCCCGAGGGCACGTCCACATCGCGCCACTCGCCCGGAGAGATGGGCGTGTCGTCGCCCTTGACCCGCATGCCACGGGTCTTGAAGCCACCCGGCAGGTTGGCCAGCGTGCCTGCATCGACCAACTGACGCAGCAGCGACGTGCCGCTCTTGGCGTACGCGCCGATCAGATGGATCAGACCGAAGTGGTAGAAGCCGAAGCCAGGGATGTAGCCGTAGTGCACGAAGTGCGTGCGCTTGCGGTAGGTCTTGTCGTCGGGTTTCCAGTTCCTGCGGATGGCCAGTACTTTGCTCGACCCCTTCTCCAGCGTCACGATGTAGGGCAGCTTGATGCCGTCCTCGCTCTCGTAGCCCGGCAGGTCCAACTCAACCTGCATCTCCAGCAGCTTGTACCGCTCATCGGAGATGGCGCGGAAGCCCAGCTTCTCCGCGATCTTCTTCTCAACCTCGTCGAGCACATTGTTCGGCTCGCCCAGGTCCACGTCCCGGTAGAACCCCGCCACTTGAAGGCGTTTTAGGTCGTTCTCGCCCTTGCGCATCACGTGCGTCACGCGCGGGGAGGACGCCAAGTCCGCCGCTCCGTACGGCACCACGATGTCCTCAGCGGGCACAAACATCGACGTTTGCCGCTCCAGACTGATGTCGTAGTACACCTTCTTGAACGCGTTGCCCGCCAGACCCAAGCCCCACAGCATGCGCTCGTGCTCGGGCCGGTACTCCGTCATCACGTCGGTCAGCTGGTGGTTCATGTCGTCACGCACGCGCTCGGCGGACTGCTTCTTGGCAGGGGTCTCCTTGCCGATGATCTTGGTCTTGACCGGCCCCGCAGCCGGAAACGTACTCATCATCGTCTCGGACTGGAACTTCACCAACGCTTCAGCCAGCATAGGATGGAAGACGCCACAGGCACCCTCCCACGGCTCAGCGCGGTCTTCGATCTTCAGACCCAGCAGCTCCAGACCATCCACGTAGGTCTGCATCCAATCACGGCGGGACGCGACGTCGTCGGTGAAGTCACCGATCAACTCGTTGGCCAGGGAGTCCAGCTCGCCGTCGTCCATGAACTCGGCGAGGTTGGCGTCAAAATCATCCTCGGTCTTGGATGTTGGACGCAGCTCAATCTCCAGCCCGTCCATGCCAATACTGACCGAGTCGGGATTTTCAATCTCGATCTCAATCGGAGGAGTAGCTTCGTTGGCCATGGCCAACTCATCAAGCCCCATGGGGGCGGCGTAGAGGGCTTTGTCGATGTTGGTCGCCATGGTGGCTCCTTAGTAATTCAGTAGTACTCGCGCTTGCGTTGATAGACTGGCTCGTCGGGCTCGTCCGAGGGCAGGCGCAAAAAGCCGCCCTGTCTGAACCTCATGAGCGCAAGAGTTGTGGCGTCCACCAAGTCGTCGTGTTCACCCGCAGGGAAAGCAGCGATCTCATCGACCAACTCCTCAGCCCATCGGGTGCGTGGAATCCACACCTTACCCGAGGCAATTATGTCGCTGACAGAGTTGAGACGGCTAATTTTGTCTTGCCCTTTTGATGGGGTGTATTCCTGAACTGGGATACCCATCGCCCGCAGTTCGTAGATCAGCGGGGCGCCCGTGGCCTTCTTCTCAATCAAGATGCCATCCGGGTCCCACTGACGCTGCTGCTCCAGCACGTCCTTCTTCAACTGCACCCACTCCACCCGCTTCTTGTAGGTGTCGAGCAGGATGAGGTTGGGGCGGTCGTAGTCATCGGGGTTGTTGAACACCCCCCAGGTCGTACCGGCAGAGAAGTCAGCACGGTTGTTCTTCTCGAACGCCGTGTCCCAGGTCTGCAAGATGTACTCGCACTGGGGTGGGTTGTCTTTGTCCCACCACTTCCACCAGTCGCGCTTGACGATGGCCGACTCGTTGCTGACGGGCTGTTGCTGGTACTGCGCCTGCCACTTGGAGTTGGGCAGTTCTTCCCGCAGCGCCTCCAGTTCAGGCAGCGACCAGAACTCTGGCCACAAGGGTTTACCCGAAGGCATGATGGCGGGGAACTCGATGACCTCCCACTGCTCGCCGCCACGGGCGACGTTGGCTTTGAGCACTTGGCCAGTCAAATCCCGCAGTGACCACCGCGTCATCACGATCACGATAGCCCCGCCCGGCTGCAAACGCTGCCGGGGACCCGAGGTGTACCACTCGTAGACCTTGTCGAAGACGTCCGGGTTGGTCGCGGCCAGTGCAGCTTCCTGTTCCGAGTGCGGATCGTCGATGATCAGCAGGTTTGCACCCTTACCGGTGACCGTACCGCCCACACCGATAGCGAAATAGTCACCACCTTTGGACGTATTCCACCGGCCAGCAGCTTTTGAGTCCTGCTGAAGCTGCAAAGTGGGAAAAATGCGCTTGTAAATCTCGGAATCCACCAGATTTCGGACTTTTCGACCAAATCCGACCGCCAATTCCGCAGTATTTGAGGTCTGAATGACCTTTTTGGCGGGGAATTTACCCAAAAACCACGCCGGAAGCAGGTAACTTGCGAATTCCGACTTGGTATGCCGGGGTGGCATGTTAATAATTAGGCGTTTTGTCTCGCCCCTGGCCACTCGCTCAAATGCAGCGGCCATTATTTTGTGGTGCCGCCCTGAAATAAACTCTGGCCAGACCTTATTTACAAACCCCAAGAAGGTATTTTGGGCTGTTTCCTTGTCCCAAAGCTGCTCTCGCTGCTCCAAATCTTTCAGAATCGAGAGTTTCTTCTCGTCGGGCACCCTGCTAAGCTGGGCCAACAGCAGCTCCAGCTCTTTATCGAACTGCCCGTACGTTTGCTCACGCATTGTCGGGCTCCGCTGGCGGTGTTTCCTGCTCGGCGGGCTCCATGTCGATGACGTTTGCATCGACGGGCGCGTCAAGTGCAGCCAACTCCTTGTCCAAGTCGGGCAGCACGCTCGCTTCTTCAGCGTGCATCGTCAGCAGCTTGCGAATCTTGTCCTTGAGCATGCTGTCAATGTCGCTGACCGAGTTGTACGTCACTGTGATCTCAGTCTTCTCGGAGAACAACCCCACATCACTGATCTTGCCCAGCATCTCCGTGGCCTTGATCTCGATGCGCGGATCACCGCACGACGACAAGTCCAACAGTTTGTTCGTCACGACACGGCGAAGCTCTGATGCATCGGCCACGATGTCGCTGTTGTACTCATTGAGCATGGAGCGAATGCGCTCTGCGACCTGCCCTTTATATAGTGCAGGTGGGTTCACATCCACTTCGTACTTCTTGGGGCGACCGCGCTTTCTCTTGCCGTCTTCGGCAGGGGCAGCGGTGGCTTCTTCAAACTGCTGCTGGGCGCGCGCAGCGAACGCACGGAACACCGCGTTCGCGTTTTCGTCGTCGCTTTCGTCGGGGGCGAGATGCCCGCCGAGCTCCTCAATGACCGAACAAGTATCGGCCGCGACTTCCATGTTTTCACGGAGCGTCGCGCCCGTTTCGGGCGTCAGGTCTGCGGGGTATGGAACGGTCTTGTCCGGTTCAATACTGATGGTCATGAGGAGGTTGTGCACTCCAAGAATGGGCCGACTGTAATGTATAGGGGGTACGTTTGTAAAGGGATGGTTGGGACTCCTGACGGGGGGTGTTTCCCAGAACAAGGGTCGCTAAGCCCGCCGGAAAAACGCAAAGGGGGTGGGGGGTTTCGCCACAAAAAGTTGCAATCGGGTGCGCAAAACACTGTGTACGGTTGCCAGAGCCTCTCCGAAGCGCTGTTTGGGGGTGTACCTCGGTGTTTCCGAAGCGAGAAAATTTTGATAAGGGTATGGCCTGGATAAATCTCGGTGGTTGAATTACTCTCGGTCGTGGAAGTACGGGTCGCGTTTTTTCCGGGCTCGAGCGTGGCGCGGCAAAGCCTGCCAGGGCATAGGTTGGCGGGCGTGGGGAATCCCCACTAGATATACCATTCGTGCACAATACAGAGTATGGGGAAGCGACTGGTACTCGCTACCTCAGGCGGAATTATCGACACGGTGTCGATTGTTCCGCGCGCAATGTGCGCGTCCTTTATTGGAGCATATACCATGGCACAAAACGCCAACCCCGCCGTACCCGCGACCTCGGCAGTCGCTCCCGCCATCGAGACCATCGGTGGCAAACCCGTTGCGGAAATCGAATCGACTATTGTCGATATCGGGTTTCAGACCTTTCGCACGGTGAAAGCCATGGATGACAACAAACAGGCGCTCGAGACCCTGGACGTCAACCTGTTCGATTGGGTCAAGGGCATCAACTACCCGGAATTCATGAAGGTGCGCGACATCTACATGACGGGCGCGGTTGATGCCGGGGCCGCTCCCACGTACGCGCAAAAGCTGTGGGAGAACCAAATCGGTCGGCTGTCGAGCAACATGGGTTTCATGCGGCCCAAGTCAGAGTCGAAGGACGCCGAGCGTAAAGCGAAGGCGAAGGCCGAGCAAATCGAAAAGCTCGCTGAGTTCGGCGATGGTGAGCTGATCGAAAAGCGTGATGCCCTGCTCGCGAAGGGTGATGTCAAGTCACTCAATGCGGCGAAGGTGTTCGCGTCTGAGCTCGAGCGGCGCAATGAAGGCGCGTTGAAGGTCGAGCGCGAGAATCGCAAGTCGATTGTCGAGACGATCACCAAGCGCGTGAAGGAATTGGCGAAGGCCGAGACCGCCGATGCCGATGCCATCCTGGCGCAAGTCGCCGCGATGTTGGTGTAACCCTTTGGCCGGAATAGTCGACACGGTGTCGATTGTTCCGGCCTTCTACCTTTATTGGAGGATGCTATGTCTGAGAATCATCAGCCCACGGGCACAATGGAAATCTTCACCCACATAGACCTGCCGCACCATGTGCGCGGCACGTACACCAAGCGGGTCGTGCTCGCGAAAGTGCACGGCCTGCTACGCGAGGAATGCGCGGATAAGCTTGAGGCGTTCCGTTCGCTGAACCCGCAACTCTACCGGGCGACTGTCGAAGCCTGTTGGGTTTGCAGGGACTGGGTCTAATCGTGGAGGGCGCCATGCTGTACAGCGAACACGTACACCTGACGCCCGCCTACGGGCGGGAT